AGCTTGGTGGGACTCTAAGTCCACGCATCATCTTATCATTGAAGTATTTTAAATCATCAATCTGTCCTAAGTTCTCGCCGCCTGGTAGTGTCTCAACTTTAGAACCACGACCTTCAGCCGTCTGAGCAAAGAAGTAATCTTCCATAATAGATAGTGGATTATACGCACTATCAACGATGTTCTGTCCACCGCCTGTTTTTGAAGGAATACGTCTTTGATGAATATCATTTTTGATACGTTCTAAGTGGGCACGTGCTTTGTGCGTTGGCATGTTACCAACATCAATATAGAATACTCTACGTTCTGGTGCTCTTTGAACACGATAAATCAAGATTGCATCTTCAAGTAATTCTTTTTGTTTATAAACTTTGAATACTGGTTCAAGAATTGAGTTACCAAAAGGCCAGAAGCCATCGATACCTTCACTTAATGAAATATGAACAACATGTTTTGCATCAACTGGTGTTGATGTTTGTTCTGATACATATCTTGTTCCTCCTACAGAACCAGCCGCATATCCCTGAGTTGTATTTGCATTTACGTTAGGACTAGATGGGAATCCAGCTGATGAGTGTAAGAGTTTATTTTCGTCTGCGGTAATGTTAAGACTTTGTAGATTAACATCCATGTCTTTAATATAGTATGCTTCAATCTTTTTGCCTTTGCCTTCGTTAACAATAACTTTTTCAATTTTTGCAGGGTCAACCCAAAACAGTTTGAATGTTTCTGGGTCACGAACAAATACTTGGTCGCCGTACTTAACAGCGTTTCTAAAAAGTCTAAACATACGTTTGTGCATTTCATTCATGTTGCACCACTGTTTTAATGACTTTTGAACAATGTCGTTTTCTGTATCACTTGCTTCTTCGTTATATTCTATATGAAATGGTAACTTAGTGTACTCATTTTTTAACGTAGAAAATTCCGCAATAGTATCTAGTGCAGTGTTAACTTCCGAATCAAGATCCATCTGGTCATATTGCCCATATCGTTGTACACGATTTGGTTGACCTTGATAAACCTCAGGTAGCCAACTGCTATATCGTTTTGTGTCCGCATCTGCCGATACACCAGCGCCTGTTGATGCAGGCATCTTTTCTGGCATCCCGTCATATGTTTTAAAATATTTTTTCCAACTCATTTTTTAGTCCTTAACTATAATAGTATCATACCTGTGATACGTTGTCAACCTCATTATTGAGGATTCCTTAATGCATCTATTAAATCTTCTATCTTCTTTTCTAGTTTTCCTCTATCTTGTGCATTTTCTGTATTCATATTAGCTGTCGTTTCGTCACTTCTAAAGAATCTATTTTTATATTCACCGTCTAATAATCCAATAGCTTCAACAAGTTTTTGCAACCTATCTGCCGCTTCTGCTCCTTGTGCCGCATCTGTTTCTTTAATCGCCTCTATTGCGGCTACAAATGACTCTTGGTTCATATCAAACGTGTTATTAAAATCATTAAAACCTAACAATTTTGCCAAGTCATTTGCTTGTGAACTCATATCACCCGGATTAGCAGTTGTCAATGCTGACATTATTTCGTCAAACATATCTTCGGCATCATTATCAAAGAACCTAAAATATGTACTATCATCTAGCGTTTCTCTTCCGCTTACCATTGCTTTTGATTCTGCTCGTTCTTCGACTTTATTTGTTTCTAATTGTTCCCCACCATCTGTAAGAGTACCGTCTGTTGCCTCAATCATTTTTTTACCAACACTGGTTTCGTCAAGTCCTGTGACTTCATTAAACTTTTTAACAATTTTATCAAAAAATCCTGTTGCGGCACCAGTAGCATCTAAAAATGCGTTTCCAATGTTTCTTGCCTGTACTTGTACTTCACCTGCGGCTGTAACCATAAGTGCGGCAAAACCTGCAGAATTTGTTCCTAAAGTTTCCATTGAATCAATAGCATTATCATTTGCTACGTTTAACTTTTCTTGTACGTCTTTAAATGCCTGCATTTGTGTATTCATTAATCCTTCAATAGTTACTGTAGCTTCACGAACAATTTCTTGTGCGCCAACAACTGACGTATCTGCATCACTTAGCACTTTTTCTGTTGATGTTTCTGCGATATCACCTTTATTTGCATCTTGAACATTGTCTGCCATTCTACTAAAATCAGCAATCAGCTTTTGTAGAAAATCACTTTGTTGTATCAATGCTTTATCCGAATCTGTTGCATTTGCAATTATATTTTCGAAATCTATACCTAGTCCTGCTATTCTATCTTGTATTTCTTCTGCACTAGCACCTGACTCAATAAGTCCTCCAATTTCATTAATGATTGGAACAAGTTGTGAAGATATACCAGTACTCATTAACTCTTTGAATATGTCATCACGTGCAAAATCGGTATCACTGCCTGCTGAAATTCTTTTTATTAGTGCTTCTGCTAATGTACTATCATTGCTTATTCCAATATTTTGAATTCCCATTTGTGCTTGGGTTCTTTGTTCTGGGTCCATCAATGCCAACATAGCAGTTACGTCATCTCTGCCCATTCTTTGAGAAATCATTTGAGCCGCTTCTTCTAATGATACTTTTAATATGTTAGATGTAGACTGTACACCTTCCATAAAGTTATCCATACCGTCACGCATTTGTTGGTCGTTTAGTTTACCCAACATGTTTGCATTTTGTAATGACTCTAAGTAGATACCTGACATATTTGCAACTTGGGCAAAGTCCATACCAAATCTACGCATCATATCCGCACCTGCTTCATATTCAGTTGCCGGTCTTGCCATAGAATCTGCAAATTCTAATGATGCTTGGACACCACGTTGTCCTACTGCAAATGCAAACTTCTGTGTGAATTCAGCCGCTTGACCAAATGTAAATCCTGTTTTGTTAACCATATCAGCCATGTTTAACATGCCTGCTTGTACAGTATCAAATCCAGCCATTAAACCTGACTGTCTAATTTCATTTGCTAAATTGAATCTATCTTCAAACCCTGCTCCTACAAATGCATTAATTCCTTCAGCCGCCACGCCAATTTGACCCAGTTTATTAAGAGCATCAGAAAATCCTTGAACTAGGCCTCCATCAGCCCCTACTGTTTCTGCATGTTTTCTTGCACCTTCCATTTTGGCTAAAAGTTGGGCTTCGTCTTTATCCATACCTTCAGATACATATTTTTTCTCAAGGGCTTCTATTAATTTATTATTTTGTAATTCTTGTCTTTTTATCTGTAGTTCGTCATTTCTTAAACTATCCATCAAATAGCTTTTAATATTATTAATAACTCCCGATTGTTGTCTAGCACTTTGCATCTCTTGTGCAGTGCCTTTTTCGACTGCATCTGTTAATTCTTGTGTGGCTTTGTTAGTTTTTGCTTGTTCGCCTAAAGTTTGACGTAACATAGCTAATTGGGCCGCTTCACCTTTTGCAACACCGTCTAATTGCTTAGATACATTACTAGTGAGGGCATTCTCTTTTGATAGAATATTCTTTATTTGTTGTAGGGTAGCTTCCGTAGACCACTGTGGGATCGATGGATCTATACCGTCTATATAAACATTTCCTTCAGCCATGCATTTTCTCTCTTGACAAGTTTAACTTCGTAGTTTATAATATGTCTAAATATACGTATATAACCACTTAGTTTATAATATAAGTGTATTTATCAAATCAAGGAATTAATAATGGAAGAAAATCCGCTACTAAAATATTTTAGAAAGCCGGCAATATATATTAGCTTACCTACAAAAGGTAACTTTAATCCTGAAATCGAACAAACCATCATCGATGAGGTGGGTGTTTTACCTATGACTGCGATTGATGAGATAGCTTTACGTAACCCTGATGCTTTACTTAATGGCGAAGCAATGATTGGTGTTATAAAAAGTTGCTGTCCTTCAATACCTAATCCTAGAAACTTATGTAACGTAGACGCTGAATCGCTATTTTTAGCTATTCAATACGCTACATACGGAAAAGAAGTAACACACACTCATAGATGTTCTAAATGCGAAAAAACTGCTGACTTCAATATAGATATTAACTATCTATTGAATCAGTTTCCAAACATTGAAAAAATAGATCCAATAATTTATGAAGATTTAGAAATTCATGTAAGACCACCAAGTCTAGAAAGTGTAACACGGGTTGCCCTTATCAGATTAGAAGAACAGAGGATTCTTAAAAATATCAAGACTGAATCTGTTAACGATACTGATGAGGTTGAACTTGCTAAAAGATTCTATGCAAGTTTCAAACGTGTAGCTACTCACAATGTAGACTTGTTATCTGAAACTATTGATAAAATAGTTTCACCAGCTGGCGAAATTTCTGATAGTAAACAAATTATTGAATTTTTAGCAAATATCCCTGCAAACATTGTTGATAAAATTAACAAAGCAGTAGAAAGTATTACTAAAAAACCAGACTCTGTGAATAAGTTTGAATTCGTTTGTCCGGAAGAAGATTGCGGTAATAAAGAGACAGTAAACTTAGAATTGAACCCTGTAAATTTTTCCAAAGCTGGTTAGCAACCGCCAGCCAGAAAGATATTATAGAAAGACAAAAAAAGTTTGAAAAAAGTCTTGACAACACGCATAAGAATCTGTTACAATTAAGCTGGTATATGAGAGGTGGGGTTTCTATCTCAGAACTTCATGATATGCCAGTGACTCATATTAAGCATCTTAACGAAATAGTTGAGAAAAATTTTGAAATGAGTAAAAAGGCAGGAATGCCAATACTATAACTAATACAACTAATAAAATCTAATATCTAACTCGGCGAAAAAGGAAAAGAGAATGACTAATATCTCAGCATACATAGTGGAATCGTTTGTCGGGTTGCCGACACGGGATTGAGATTGCAAACGTAGTGTTTGCCGTCGGACTAGTCAGGATGAATTCTGACATTCTTCTCGTTAACCACAAAGAGTATTCATAATCATAAAACAGCCATGGTCCCCGAAGGACATGGTTGACTAGTAATAATATTACCGATGATAGGTTTTTATAACACTATCTGCTTTTTATAGTTTCTATCTATGTGGATTATAAAAAGTGCCGTTGGGTCGAAAGACGCAATACTAAGTTAAGGAGGGATCGCCAACCGACTCCGTCGTAACTAGCGACTAACTTAGACATAGAGGCGATGAGCAAGGGACAGATAAGACAAGAATTTTCTGTACAGCCATTTTTTAATTGTCCTGGCAACAGGGCAATTATGGCTTCTTCACGGGACAGAGATCCCATACTATTGACATATGATTAAAATTAATATATAATATAAAAACAAATACCGAATTAATTCGAATGAGTGAAACGAATGAGAATTAAAAGGGATTAGGTCTTTAGACCTTTTATAGTGGAAGATATAATATGCCAAGTAAAAGTAAAGCAAAAGGTAGTTCTTATGAAAGAGAACTAGCAAAATTCTTAAGTGAAAAATATAATGGTAGTTTTGTGCGTGTACCAAATAGTGGTGCATATATAGGTGGTAGTAATTTCCACAGAGCATCTAACTTAAGCGAAGGACAGGTACGAGGATTTAAAGGAGATATTATACCTCCTGATAACTGGAAATACTTTAACTGCGAATGCAAGAGTTATGCTGATTTCCCTTTTCATCATTTTTTATATAATAAAAAAATTCCTCTTTTAGAGGGATGGATTAATCAAACCATGGATATTGCCGAGAACGGCGATGTTAACATTCTTTTTATGAAATTCAATCGTAAGGGAACTTATGTAGCATTCCAAGAACATCTTGTCGGTAAAGGGTGGAGATGTCCTATTCATGTGAAATACAATTCAGAGAAATACGGTACTTGGATATTTCTAAGTACAGATGAATTCTGGGAGTATAACACTGAACGATTTGAGTATCACTGTGTTAGCGGTATTGACGCCCCTTGGCGTTAGATAAAAAACGACATAATCAATAAACCCATAATCAAACCTTTTGTGAAAGCTATCCACGAAAGACCATATGCGTCTACATTAAATTTCTTTTGCCATTTTTCAGTTTGTTTTTTATGCCACTGAATCATGTTATTCTCCGGTGTTATCCTTACAAGCAACTTTATAGCCTGTATAATAAGTTGGTATTTGTCCTGTCTCAATAGCCCATTCTATATATTCTATAGCGGCTATTCGTACACGTTCACATTGTTCCATGGTGTCAAAAGGTCTAGGCACAAACGCTCCCTGATTAGGGACCATTTCTTGACCATTTGCTAATATAAAAATAATAACCATAAACACTTTCATCTAAGTATTTATGGAAAGGTATTAAAAACTTAACAACTGAGTTAAGTTAACCTCCTACATAATTATTTTTAGGGCGAAAGAAGTTTTTTTGAGAATGAATGCGACCTAATAGATTTTGTATTTCACGCATTTCTTCTCTTAGCTTTTCACTTGTTTCACCTTCGGCTATTGCTAGTCCGCGTCTACCTGCTTTGGCACGTAACGCCTGTTCAATAACTTCTATATCTCTTACTGTTAATTTAAAATTTGTGTTTGGTTTCATCACTGCTACTCTTTACTTTAGTCCAATGAGAATCTTCTGATACGTTACCGATATATTCTTCGCCTGTTTCCATATCGATAAGTTTATATTTGTTAGGACATTTTGTGTAAACTTTTAACGTAATGGCACATTCTAACTCTTGTGCTTCTTTTCCATTTAGTAATTTACGTTTTATCATTAGTTGGCTTCTTTTTCTTTCCACGTCTGAATTTGTAATTCATTTGACCTTCATCTGTAATTGCACCTGTTGGCATGACAGAAATCTTTCCACCTTTGTTTAAGTATTCTTTTATCTGTTTATTTAGTTTTTGCTTTTCTAGTTCTTTTTGTTTGTTTCTATCGATTGGATTAATCATATCAGGTTCTTTCTTAATAAAAAAACCCGACACAGAAGTGCCGGGTTTGTGTTGCTCTCTGTGTTGAGAAACTAAAGATGCCTAGCTAGATGAGAGAGGTTGAGAGGAGACACTTGACATCTTTAATACTTTAATAATAACAAATACTGAATGGAAAGTCAACACTTTTTTTAACTTTTTTTAAATTAAATATTCATCATTTTCATTTTCCCAGGAACTAATAATATTTCTAAAACCTAATCCTAAGAAATCATAACTTGGGCTATCGGTTAACAATTCCCATTCTGCGATAACTTCTTCAATTTGTTCTTTACTTAATGTGTCAGTATCTTCAACTTGAAAATGTTCTTTAATTATACCATCTGCCCAGTCAGTGCATTCACCTTCAAGCCATTCTACCATTTTATGTGGTTTGCGTACCATTTTAAATTCAGTCATATTTTATCCTTTCGTTTCTTCTATATCAAGTTCATCTTCTTGTGAGAATGATGTAAACCCATTTTCTTTAATCACATTAAGAACGTTGGTTACACGACCATACAATTCATCTCTATGCGAAACTAAGAATATAGAACGACCTCTTTCACGTTGCATTTTCTTTAATACTGCAAGAGAAGCCTCTACACCATTTGTATCCATACCACTATCAATAAGTTCATCAACAAATAAGACATTAATAGTTGAGTATAAAGATTCGAATATATCACGGAATGCCCATGATAGACCAAGAATAAGTCTATTACGTTCACCTCTAGATAAGTTATCAAAGTCAAGTTCACGACCTAGTTCTGTAATTTCTACAGACAAGTCACTCATAAATTTAACTTCATGAGGTAAACCTAATCTATCAAGATACTTTTCTAAACGTGTGTTTAAGAAAGATAAGTTCTGGTCAATAATCTTTTTACGAATAAAACTGTCTTTGTTTGTTAACAGTTTCATCAAGAAGTCCTGATGTTCACGATAAGAGTTTAGAGCATTCATTTTAGAATAGTCTAGTTCTTCAAGTGAACTTTCACGCATTTCTTTAATCTGGTCAGTGTAAGGATCTTCTTGTTTCTTTTTAGTTTCAATTTGTTCCTTGAGTACTGTTACAGAATTTTGATGCTCATAAGCATCGTTTAAATTTTCATAGAATACTTTCGGCGGAGAACTTAGTTCTCCAACTTCGGAAATTATTTTTTCGTATTCTTCTAGTTTCTTTTGATTTTCTAAAAGGTGTGTTAGAGTTTCACCTAATAAATCTTCTTTCTCTCTTAGAATTTCTTCTTGTTTGTTATCGTGTATATCTTGTCCACATGCAAAGCATTTGTGGTCTTTAATCTTTTCTATATCACTTCTAACTCGTTTTTCTAAGTCGTTTAATTTTTTATTATCTGCACTAATGCTATCAATCCAACTGTTAGCACTATCTAATTTAGATTTGTTTTCAGTATATTCGTTTAGTAATTGATGATTAGCAATTTCTTGCTTGATATCAACATGTGAAAGACTATCGAAACCATTTTCTAGTTCTTGTAATTCATTGTCATGTTTATCTTTCCAGATACGTTGTCTACGTTCAATATCTGTAATACTTTTTAAGATACGTGAGTTAGCATCTTCTTTCGCTTTGAGGTTATATTCTTCGTCTTTGATTTCGTCTTTTGTTTCTTTGATTACTTCTTTAAGTGCCTCTGCTTTACGAGACAATTCAGTAATACCCAAAAGTTCTTCAATCAATTCACGTTGGTCATTCGCTCTCATGCTCAAGAACGGTTCTGTGTATGTGTTTAACGCAACAACATGTTTGAACATTGCATGAGAGATACCTATGATAGAATCTACTTCTGTTTGAGTTTGGCGCATTTCGCCTTGTGCTTCGTCTACTGAGTCATTTAAATCAATGCCGTCTCGCATTAAACGAAATACGTTTGGTCTACGACCACGTTCAATTCTGTATTGACTTCCGTTGTATTCAAAGTCAATCGTAACAAGCATGTTTTTAGCATTTGTCTTGTTAATTAAATTATCTTTTCTGATGTTTGTAAGAGCATTTCCATATAAACCATATGATAGAGCATTGATAAGAGTGGTCTTACCAGTACCGTTACGGGAACCGTCACCACCCAAGTCTACGTTATTACCTAGAACAAGTGTAAGATTGTCTCGTTCTAAATCTACGGCTTGAGTTACGTTCCCTACACTCATAAAGTTTCGGATAGTAATGTTTTTAATCTTTAACAAACGTTTACCTCTCTTGCAAATGATCCTGTTTGAATAGGATCTAAACTGATTTCATTGATATTAACATAATCTGGTTGATTAATCAACCATAAAATAACTTCTGCAATATACTCAACATCGATTAGCTTTCTATCAGGATGTTTTTTCATTACACTTGCGGTTGTTAAACTTCCGGGTGACACACAAGTAGTTTTAATATTTGAACCACCCATTGTCATGTATGTTAAATCTCTGTTATAATCTCTTAATGCTTTCTTTTCTGTTGGATATCTCCATGTTCTACCTTTAACACCTGTATCGGCAGTAGAACCCATATGAATTAAGTATGCAGAATGTTCTGCATCTTTGCATTTATTGTAGACTTGTTCAGCAATCATTATTTGATGAAATTTCCACAATGCAGAATTGTTTATAAAGATATCATATTTGTTTTCTACAAAATATTCAGCAAGTCGTTGTTGTTCTTCTGCTTTTTCTAAAGCCCAACCATTGCTACGACTGACAGTAGTATAGCTAATATTATCCATACTATCAAAAAGATTACATATCGCTTGACAAAGCCCATAGTCTCTGTTTCCTGTTATTAAAACTGTTTTCATATTACAAATTCTGGTATAGTTCTACGAGTACTTTTTTATTAAAGCTACCGTTATCGTCAATAGAATTCAACTGAGAGATAACAATTTCATCAATCGTTTCAAAATGTATCTCAGCACCAGTATCTTCTTCGTGTTGTGCATTTTTCATTTGTTGTAACGTTATGTCTCGCAAGTCATAAGTTTCAATAAAGGTATCTTTAATGAAGTTTGCTTCTTCATATGATATATCAATATCTAGTGAAATTCTTGCATTTGTTTTTGGCAGTAAAATTTCACTGGGATTTTTAAGTAAGGAAGACAACGTGACATTTCGGTATTTAGGAGCATTGGGCCATGCAAAGAATTCGGGTTCTTTATCCCACTCTAAAAACATCCAACCTCGTTCATCGTCCCATGAATCTGAAAAGTTGTGTGGGAATGCATTGCCCGTATATATCACGTTGCCTTTTATTTGTCGATGATGAAAATGTCCTGAAAACACATAGTCTTGATGTTTGAACATTTCACTTTTTAAACCACCATGATCCGGCATTTCAACCATCGCATTAAGTTTAAATGTCGGGAGTTCAAAGTGTCCAAACATATACTTTGATTTTATCTTCGGAATTTTTTTCCACTCATCACCAACTAACCAACTGACAAATGTAACATCACCTTGAGTGAGTACATTGTCAATCAGAATAATGTTAGGTAGTTCTTTTGCAAACTCTACTGAGTTTACATCACGTGTTTCACGATAAAATAAATCGTGATTACCTAAAATAAAATAAACTTTATCAAAAGCGTTGTTTAGTTTTCTGAGTCCATCTAGTGAATACTTCATAGTTGAAATATTCAAACTAGCACGATTATGATGCCAGTCGCCACCAAATATACAGGTTTCACAACCTTTTGCTTTGGCTTCTTCGATAAACCAGTCTATAAATTCGTCACAATCTTCATTATGCCACTTTGCGTTGTTACGCATACCATAGTGAATATCAGTGAACCAAGCCGCTTTGTTGAAAAGATTAGTCATTGTCTGCGTATATCTCTTTGATTGTCTCTGTTGGCATTTGGTCGTCTGTAATTCTTGTTTTAATTACTTTCTGCCATCTTTCTTGAGACTTCATTTCATGTTCTAACTGTCTAGTCCAACTTGGCATCTGACCTGATTTCTCTAATAGGTCATCACGTATGCCTTGATTTTTCTTTTCAGTGTTTAAAACACGTGTAAATGAATTGTTAACTGCCGCGGTGTAATATGCAAATGGATTGTCTGATTTTGCTTCGTTAAATTGTAAACCAATTTGTGTAAGTTGCAATAATGCTTGTCCACGCATTTCATCAATGTATGTGTAACCACGCCAGTTACTTCTTTGAGAATAACGCTCTACTAGTTTAATATACATGTTGGCAAGTTTCGCTGTGATTTTGCCAGCTTGTAAATCAAACTCTTTGTTTTTGTTATGATGTGAAATAGCCACTTCTCTGAACTTTCTTCCGTCTAAAACATAATGTTTGAATGGAGGAAAGTTTAGCTTGACTTTGTGGTCAGCTATTGTCTTTGGATTGTTCTTTCTTCCGGGTTCATCAGGGATATGGTCAAATGTCATAACTCTGAATATCAAACTGTTTTTATCGATTGATTCTGGATCAACTAAAAAGTCAGATTGTCTTTTCTTTTTGTCTTCATTTAGTTCCCAGGCTAGTTTTTGCATTCTATCTGCCCGGTTTTGTTGTGCTTGAGGGATAGCGTCACGAATTTCGCTTGTTCCATCAACTATAATATCGTATTGATGATATGCTTCTCGGTCTTCATACCAAGTGTAATTACCCTTTGAGGTATGGATTTCCTTAAGCATATCTTTGTTGTTTAAATAATTTTGACCTCTACGTGCCATGGTTTTGCTCCTATTAATACTTTATTATATACTATTTTGAATGCACTTGTCAAGTGAAATATGAACTTTTTTAAACTACGAACTTTATATAACGATAAATACACAAAAGAAGGAGAATTTAATGGCTGATAATTTATATCTTGAACCACAACCGGTTTACATGTCAGACCCAAGTGGTAGGTTGGCGGCAACTGGACTTACAAGAGTACAGTTTCCTTATACTCCTACGGTCAGTGTTATCACACAAACTGGTTATAGTTCGTATGATTTGGCACATTCTAATTTTCAACAACGTGCATTTGAAATGGCATCAAACACTGAATTTAACATGGCGGCTCCGATTATTATTCGTAGTGAGGAAGAAGCAAGAACAGTGTTAGCAATGGGTCAGTTTTTTAGAGGCGCTTTAAAGATGAACTTTGGTAAGTTCGAACAAAATCCCGGTCTCCCACCGCCTGTATTACGTTTTTATGCACATGGCATATATGAAAACGTTCCGGTATTGATTCGTGATTTTACATGGAACTTAGACCAAGATGTTGACTATATATCTCTTTCATCAGGCGAAAGAGTTCCGGTACAACAAACATTTGTTTTATCTTTAACAACAACATACTCTCCAAAGAACGTAAGAGAGAACTTCACAATGAGAGATTTCTTAAGTGGTAATTTAAAAAGTAAGGGGTATATTTAATGTCTTATGATCCAACATCTCCTTGGAAGAAAACAGGGTTAATAAAAAATAAAGTACTGGATATTATGAATAATGTTTATCTGGAGTTTGATCCTTTAGATGAACTATATACTGTACCACAGCATTATGACATGAGACCAGACTTGTGTAGCTATGAATTGTACGGCACTTCAAAATATTGGTGGATTTTTGCAAAAAGAAACCCTGACATTATAGAAGATCCTATAAGAGATTTTTCTGTTGGTACTCGAATTAGAATACCTAGCAAAGCATCAATAGACGATATGAAGTAAGTACAATGACAGTAAGAAGTGCAAGAAATAATAACCCAGGAAATATAGAATCTAACTCAACTGCTTGGGTTGGTAAAACCGGCGATGACGGAAGATTCGTTACCTATGCAACACCAGAACATGGTGTTCGTGCAATGGGTAAAACATTAGAGACTTATCAAAACAAGCACGGCTTAACAACAGTAAATGATATGATTAATCGTTGGGCTCCTCCCAATGAAAACAATACATCCAATTACACAAACTTTGTTGCTGAAAGAATGGGTGTGGATCCAAATTCTCCAGTAGACTTAAGTGCAAATCCTGAATTAGCAGAAAAGATGGTTTCTGCAATGATACGTATGGAAGGTGGAGCAGAAGCAGAAGAATATTTTTCTGATAGTATTGGTACTGGATTGGGTATGGCATATGGTACAGTTGATGAAGAAGTTGTACCAGTAACTGATGATGATGCTTTGTCGCAGATAAAATCAGACCAAGACCCTGTTCCTGTAGGAGAAGAAAAATTAAACTATGAAGATTCTGTAGAAACAAAAAATCAAATTTTAAACAATGCTACAAGTCTAGCACAAGTTATAAAACAAATGGAATCTAAAAATTTGTTTTGGGATAATGAACTAGATGTGTATCAAAGTTATACATATAATTTAGAACTATTTTGTGTTAATAAACAAGCAGAAGCAAAATATAGAAAATTCGAAAACACGCCTGACTTACTTTTGGATGTTGTAAATGATGCATGGCCTCCGGCGTCTGCACAAAAAGTAACGATTGCAAAAACCGGTGTGAGTACAGAATTGAATATACATGATTTAGTTGTTGATGGTAGAGGGTATGGTGCAAACAGTGTTAGTAGAATGGCAGGAACTGCCACTACACTTTCATTTTCTATAACACAAGTTGGCGGAACTTCTTTACCCGATATGCTGAATAATACCGTTATACTATGTGGGTATCCAAATATACAAAATGCAGTTTTCTTTATGAAAATAAACTTTATTGGTTACGATGAAAACAATAACGTAAAAAAATTACCTGCTACAAAAGTTCTACCTTTTAAGATAAACAATTTTAGAGATTTAGATACAACTACAGATGCAAGAGGAACTGCTACAGGACTTACAGGTACTATTGTAAATGACGAAATAGTTTCATTGGCAACAATAGCACAAGCTGAAAGTAATTTTAACTTTGATGTAAAAAATACACTTGGAGAAACACTTGAAGAATTCTTTAATAAGCTAAATGAAAACATATTGAAAAATGCTGTAATCGGTGATTCAGACTTCCGTAATGAATTTAAGTTTGTTATGGATGATGATTTCAAACAGAAATATGCACAAGCAGAAATGAAGGACCCAAACAATCCTAACATGTCTTCTGCTAGTAATGAAACTGAAAAAACAGATGCAATAAAAATAGGTCAACAGCAAGGTGTTGTTCAACCAGGTACAGGCATTTATGATTGTGTGACAAGTATAATTTTAAATGCAAAACAAATCAAAGAAGAATTAACTGATTCCAAAGATACGATGAGTGATATTTTTTATATTAAACCTCATGGTGAACCTAAGCCAAATGGATTTAATATTTTAACTGGCACAACTTCTTATATTGTTACATATCATATATCTTGTCACAGAAACATCTTGCCTCAAAATCAAATTAACAATGCACAAATTGTCGGTGCAACTGCAAAAATATTAAAAGAAGTATTTTTAACAGGAAGATGTAACAAAAGATATTATCATACTTACACAGGGTTGAATGACCAAATTATGGACTTTTCAATAAACTTACGACAGCAGTTACAAAAAGTTTATTCTAAACCTAGCGATGCTTATATGGCAAATAGTTTTCTTAAATCTATAGGAGATTATAGAAAACTTATAGATGAAAAAGCCCAACAAAAATTAACAGAATTAGAAGCAGAAGCAGATGTTCTTAATAAAGAATTTAAAAAGAAAGAAGAAGTTTCAGAAAAACTAATATCAGAATTAGATAATTTAAATGAAGATATTGTAAATCGATTTAGAGAAAAAGTTAGAGCGTCTGGACTTAATGACACCTATGGTGAAGACAGAAACTATATTGAAGCATTAATAGAATTAGGTGATGTCAATAGATTACGTGACGCTTTACAAAATGATGAAGCAAACACAAGAGGCGGTTCTGCGGCATACGAAATATTTAACGATATATTTAAAGGTGAAACTAGAAGAAATTTTGGTGCATTGAATAATGCGGTAAGAGATGCCAAGTTAGCAACCAATCAAGCGTTGACAGAACTTGAAGCGAATCAACGAGAAGATGATGACCTTACAAGAGAAGCACTTGGGCATATGCTATCTAAAAAAGCAGTAGAAAGTACGTCTGCTATAGCAGATTCTTGGCAGAGTTTAGGATTGTTATCAGAGGGCGGTGATGGACAAGATATATTACTGATTGAAGAACTTGATAAAGAAATGATAAAAAAATTAAGTCTAGAACAATTTAACGACTTAATGAAAACGCTGGTAGAAAATCCTGTAAACTTTGATAGAGTTGTTAAACCAATATTACAAAATCCAACTAAATTAGATGTAATAAAAAATTCAAATAGAGAAGCATTAGAACTTGCAAAAGAAAAATATTATGAAGGAAAATATGCCAACATAAGCATGATGAATGCTACAATGACCATTAAAGGTGATCCTTATTGGTTAGAATCTTTCCTTCCAATAGAAGTTGAAAAGGGGAACTTCGGTAAAAACAATTCATCTGATTCATTAAAAATGCATACTGCACTAATCAATGGTAATAACTTTGTTATCGTTGTAGTAGATAAAGCAGAAGGCGTATTCTTAAATGATGCAGATAGAGTAGGCCAAGACGCATCAAACAGTGATGGTATAAAAAAGTCAAGATTAGAAACAATGGTTTTCATGGTTAATGAAATCACTCATCAATTTAGTGGAGGACAGTTTAGCCAAACACTTTCATTAGTTAAATTTCCAGCGGCGTCTACTTTTCATGAATTTAGACCTACATTTGGTGGTAATCAATTTCCAGACCAATGGGGCGATGAATGGTTAAGAAAATATTCATATATCGAACCCGAACTTGGTATAAACGATGGTACAGGGACAGGCGGTGATGGTACTGGTAAAGACGCAGAAGGACAAGCAGAAGAGGCAGGCAATATTGGAGTTCCAGTTGGTGCCGGTAACGCCTTAGTAGACACAGATGGTGATGGTGAAGGTGATACAGTAGTAGTTCAAAATACGGATGCGGCCTATCTTGGGGCATCGGCTGCCTACAAAAATGCAACCAGTCTTTTTATTGACAATAACGGTGTTGATGGTATTCCAGAGGAAGCAGACGCAAAACAATTAGCACTTGTTACTAGTCAACTACAAGACCTGTGTAATCTAGGAAACCAAGCGGCATGTACAGATTTATCAATGGGACGTCAGCAAATCGCAACTCATTTTGGTGATGCAGATGAAGCCAGAAATATAATAAATGAGTCAATAGATGACGGAACAACAGTTTCTCCTGCCACTATTGCAATGTTAGATAATACCTATGAATCATTAGGACAAGAAGCAATTTCAGACGGTATTGTTGGTGTAGACCAAAATGAAATAGATGCTTGGAATGAACAAATAAACAAAGACATGAACAGAAGTTATTTAGGCAATAATGATGCAGTTATTAATCCGAATCAAGTAATGACAGAACTAGAACCAGGAGGGTTGTTCGGTAAAGCAGGAACAGACGCATTGCTCAATGGTGACGTAGAACTTTATGAAGGTGGCATGAGCCACAAACAAACAAGTATAGCAACTGGTCTCGGAACAAAGGAATATAATTTTGATACTGGTACAAAAACATTAACCGCACAAGAATATGATAAAGTAGAATCACTACACAATGAAAATAAAGATATCATTAAAGGTAGAAGTTTACACGATTTAACAGATGAAGAATATGCAGAAGTAAAGGCAAATGAAAATGCTATAAACAAAATTACAGAAAATGCAACATCGGGTGTAAGAGGTGAAGTAAGAAACGAAATTATTGACAAAGAAAAAAGACAAACTATATCAGAATTAAAAGCAGATGAACTTGAACTAGAAGATGACCTAGATGGATGGTATTTTACAAATAAAGGTAGAACAGAAGATGAACAGAAACTTGAAGAAGTTCGACAACAGATACTTATAGAGCAAGTAGATTCAAGTCCATTGGTTATGACAGAAGTTCAAGAAATTAATGGTAATCTAGGTGGTTCTCATTTTGTAACTGATAATGATATGAAAACAACAATAGATGATCCAGTAATTATACCTAAACCAGATGTTTTACCGGATGTTTATATAGACAACAATGACGGAACTATTACAGTGCCTCCTCCCCCACCAAACACATATACTGTAACAAACGAAAACTATGTACGGATGGACCAGACAACTCTATCAGAAGAGTCAAAACAAGAACTTGTAGAAGCATTGGAAAGCAACAACGGAATAAAAGTGAAACAAGTTATTGATGGATTACCAGTAGAGCAACAAAACGAAATATTACAATTACAACAAACACAAGAACTTGTAGAACTACCTGGCTCTAAGCCAGCACAGTTAAAATATAGTGAGGTAGGTAACGCCACATCGGAAATTACCGAAAGTGATGCAAAAGAATTAGATGCGGCAAGATCCATATATGATAACCTTGCCAATCAACAAAAAGATTTACCTGCGATAGTGGTAGACGAAGAATTAGGTGGAGAAACTTTTCAATTCAGATATCCTGATGTATCTGAATTTCAACCAGTTAAGTACCTTGATAAAAATGGACAAGTACAAGAATATCAAGTACCTACAGAAATACAAAATACAGTAAACAGTACAGGTGGTTGGACAATAGGAACAGTCAATGCTATCAAGAATGATATTGCAAATAATTTTGACTCGATATCAACCGGTGATAGTGAATCAGGAATTCATAAAAAGGGAACCGTGTCATCGTCCGGTGCACACCAATTACGGGTAAACACTAAACCTAACCATTTCGGTATCAATGTAAGGGTCGATGATAATATCGCAGAAGGAGTTAACTAATGTCTAGTGAGTTTTCAGTTTTATCAGATTTTTCATGGGCTAAAGTTAATAAAGGTAGCATTATTAATAACGATTTTGATAAAAGATTCGATGACCCCAAAGAAAAATGGGAGAGTGAATATCCAACTAGAACAGAAATTTCTGATATAGACACAGTAAAAGAAATTGTTCCTATATTTGGTGATAGTTTTATGTTTTGTGCGTCAATGCCAAAACGATATGATATATCTCATTTACTAAGAACAGGTGCGACAGAAACATTGTTTATAAATTTAGCAAGAGGTGGTTTAGGAAATAACAGAATTATTACTAGATTAGAACAATGGACAAATGATAAAAATTCAGAAAAAACAAAAACTATTATAATTAGTTTTTCTTCAATGTACAGATATGATTATTATTTAGATATAGAAAAACCAAATACTATAAAAAGCAGAACCAGTATATATGATACCAATGATGTAAGAGGTTATGATATTATGGCACAGTTGCACCCAGATTTATTACTTGATAGTGAGGATAAAAGTATACGAGACACTATAAGGAAACCATTAACAGACGTTTGGGCAGATATAGTACAAAAACAAACTTCTTATACTCAAACAATGTTAAAGCATTTAGAAACCAATATAAGAAGATTAGATTGGATAACAAGAAGCAAGAATTGGAATGTAATATATATTCAAAATGATTCATGGGGTGATAATTTGCACTATAACGATAAAAAAGTGATTAATAAATATCTAGAAGAAATGGATACACCAGAAAGAAGATTCAAAATTATCAAAATGTTTAATGGAGAGGGTAGTATTGTTGATAGACTTGATTGTGGGCATTACGGTTACTCTACATTAAACATTTTAAAAAAGAAAATTATAAAGGAATACAATGAACTCTAACGACAACTTATTAGGTAAAGGTATCTTAGATGCTAGAAAGCATTTAGAAAATCCTATACTTAAAAATCTACAAGGTGGTATTTACAAAGCCATAACGGTTGGTGGTAAACCAGATCCTGAAGGCAGAGGACGTATTGCGGCTTATATTCCTAAATTAAATGGCGACCCAGATGAACCAATGTATTTTCAATATGCATCTGGTTTCGGTGGTGCAAATGCTCAAGGTTCTTATGGTATGTTTGCAGTCCCACCAGATGCTGGTGTAACAATTTTAGTCTTCTTTGCAGACAATGGTGATTTAAATGAAGGGTATTGGTTCGCAGTTTCACAAGAAGTACCTGCGGTAACATCTGCAAGTGGTAAAGCAAAGTCAGATGGTACAGGACAAGGAGACGGTGTCTTTAAAGATGTTCCTTCTGCTAAAGTTAGACCAATAACAATGCGTGATGCAGTTAATACACCAGAAGACGAACAAGAAAATGCAAATATAAATTCCAATACTGCTAGTCAAGGTATATACTCTGATAACAAAAGAGGACAAACAACTGCAAGTCCACACAGAGATGCAAACTACGAAACAACACAACATTCAAAAGTTTATGGGTTATCTACACCAGGCGGAAACTATATATCAATGGACGACGGATCTGTAGGTGACGATGGCACAATTCATCCTAATCAAATTAGAATATCATCAGGCAGTGGCGCACAGGTCATTGTTGATGGTACAAATGATTTTATATATGCAGTGAATAGTTCGGGTTCTGGTTGGGTAGAGATAGGAGCAGATGGTGAAGTTATGGTTTATGCTGAAGGCTCATTATCATTAAGAACAGAA